GAGTTGTTGTTGATGACTTGTGAGCTTGTTGATGAGCGTTGGAACTTGCGTGTGAGGGTTATGCAGTCTAATGATTGGCGTGAGCGTAAGGCGTTGCGTGAGCTTGATGATCGGATTATTCGTAACTTGAGTTTGCTTGGTTTTACTCCTGCCGATCGGAGTAAGTTGGGTGTTGCTGAGGTGAAGGCTATCAGCAAGATGGAAGCGTTGAAGCGTAGGCAAGATGCCAGAAACAGTTAGTAAGAGTTGGCCACCAGCTTGGGTTACTCCTGTTGAGCAGGGCTTTGGTAGCAGTGGTGCAGATGCCGTTGATTTCATTAACACGTTTGTGACTTTGACCAAGGATTCTATCTCTGGCAATGCAGGTGAGGCAATCAGGTTGAGGTCTTGGCAGGAGCAGTTGCTTGAGGAAACTTTGGCACTTGATGAGAATGGGCTGTTCCAGAAACGCACTGCCCTTTGGGGGATGGCCAGAAAGAACGGGAAGTCCGCTTTGGTGACCGGCTTGGGACTCTGGTTTTTATTCAACGGTGATGAGGGTGGTGAGGTTTATTCCATCGCAGCTGAAAAGGAGCAGGCTCGTATTACTTTCGGGGAGGCTAGGAAGATTATTGATCGTGAACCTGAGCTGGCTGAGATGTGCAACATTTATCGCGATGTCATTGAAGTTCCATCGACTGGTTCTATTTGGCGTGTTCTTTCTGCCGAGGCTTATTCCAAGGAAGGCCTAAACCCGACTGCAGTTTTGGCTGATGAGGTTCACGCTTTTCCTAATCGTGAGATGTGGGATGTTATGCAGTTGGCTATGGCTTCGCGTAAGCAACCGATGATGTTGGCTACGACTACTTGTGGTGTGAAGGCTGATAGCACTGGGCAGGATTCTATTGCTTATCAGCTGTATCAGTATGGGCAGAAGGTTGCTCGAGGTGAAGTTGTTGACGACAGTTTTTACATGGCTTGGTGGGAAGCGCCTTTGGATGCCGATCACAGGAGCGAGGACACTTGGATTTTGGCTAACCCTGGTTACGGTGACCTGAACTCTAAGACCGATTTTGAGTCTATGGTGAAGCGTACCCCTGAGGCCGAGTTTAGAACGAAGCGTTGCAATCAGTGGGTTAACTCTCAGAACACTTGGTTGCCTGCCGGTGTTTGGGACACGCTGGTTGATCGGGATGTTGTTGTTGGTGAGTTTGATGAGATTATGTTGGGCATTGATGGCTCGTTTTCTGGCGATACCACTGCCATTGTTGGGGTTACCGTTCCTAAGTCTAGGGATGATAAGCCCCATGTTTTCTTGGTCAAGGCTTGGGAGAAGCAACCTGATGATTTGGATGATTGGCGAGTGGACACTTTAGAGGTTGAGCAGACTTTGATTGCTTTCTGTCAGGCGCATCCGAATGTTAGGGAGCTGGCGTTTGACCCTTTTCGTTGGCAACGATCCATGGCTGTGTTGCAGGATTTGGGTTTGCCTGTGGTGGAGTATCCGTCCACGAGTCCGAGGCGCATGGTTGCAGCTTGCTCTAAGGTGTTTGATTCTGTCACTGAGGCCACTTTGACTCATGACGGTAATCCTTTGCTTGCGAGGCATTTGGATAACTGTGTTTTGAAGATAGATAATCTCGGACCGAGAATTGTGAAAGAGTCTAGGAACTCTCCACGCAAGATTGACGCTGGGGTTGCCTTTGTTATTGCTTATGACCGAGCAACTAGTAAACTAGAAACGATGGCGTTGCCAGAGTTCTTCAGCTTTTAAGGAGCGTTTTGTTACCTACGATTTTGCAGGCTTTAGGCATCGCAGTTATTGCTGTTGGTGCAGGCCTTATTTTTGTTCCTGCCGGTGTCGTTTTGGCTGGCGTTGGTTTGTTGTTGTTTGGTTTGGCGTGGGAAAGAAGCGGTAAGTAATGTTAGGTAATCTTGGTGAGTCTAGGGCTATCAGCTTTCAAAGCATTTGGGGTGCAGGTGATCTGACTTCGTATGAAACTCAGTCCAGTGCATATGTTGATTACAATACTGCTTTTACTGTCAACGCTGTTTGGGCTTGTGTGTCTTTGATTAGTGACACTGTTTCTGCGTTGCCTGTTGATACTTATATCAGGCGTGACGGCATTGCTTACCCTTATCGGCCGAAGCCTAGCTGGGTGTCCAAGCCTGACATGGCTATTCCTAGTGTCGCGTTTTGGCAGCAGACGATGATTAGCTTGCTGGTTGATGGCAATGCGTTTGTGCGTTTGTTTAGGGACGAGTCTGGCGTGATCGTGAACATGGTTGTTTTGAACCCTTTGGCCGTTCATGTTTCTCGTAATGCTTTGGGGCAGAAGTTTTACACTTCGCAAGCCGAGGGCAAGAAGATTTTGTCCAGCGATGATGTTTTACACATTTGTGGTTCTATCTTGATGCCTGGCGAGTTTAGGGGTAAATCTCCGATTGACACTTTGAAGGAGAATGTTGGGCTTGCGATTAGCCTGGAGAGTTTTGCAGCTCGTTTCTTTGGACAAGGAACTCTCACGCAGGGGGTCATAGAATATCCTGGAGCCTTGACAGCTGAGCAAGCCGAGAACCTAGCCAGAAGTTTTGACCGTCAACACAAGGGTTTTCGCAAGGCTCACAAGACAGGCATTCTGTCTGGAGGTGCAGTTTTCAAGCCAACTACCATTGCTAACGATCAGGCTCAAATGCTTGACTCTCGCAGGCTGGCCGTTGAGGATGTTGCTCGCGCGTATCGTGTTCCTACAGACATGATCGGTTTGAACAACGGTGGCCAGAGCTATAACAGTATCGAGCAGAAGCAAATTGCGTTCGTGACACATACGCTAAGACCGTGGTTAGCGAAACTTGAGGATGCTTTTAGCACTTTGCTAGTTGATGGTGCGTATTTGGCGTTTAGCACTGATGACTTGCTTCGTGGCGATTACGCTACGAGAATTGAAGGCTATTCTAAGCTTCTGCAGAATGGTGTTCTTAGCACCAACGAAGTCAGGCGTAAAGAGAATATGCGACCTATTGATGGTGGCGATGTTGTTCGTGTTCCACTGACCAACGTAAACATTTCGGCTGCTTCTCTTACCGAAGATGAGACCAAGGTTGACATGGCTCAGAAACTTATTGCCTTGGGCTTTGTTCCTGAGGATGTTTTGAAGTCACTAGGGCTTTCTCCAATTCCACATACAGGACTACCAACGGTGCAGTTGCAGAACCCTACTACTGTTCCTGATGGCAGTTACGAGACAGGTGCGTAATGCCATATTTTATTAAGCAGGTTGCTGATGGTTGGGTTACTGTCAAGGATGATGGTGAAGTTTTAGGCACACATAAAACCAAGAAGCAGGCTATAAATCAGATGGTGGCTATTAGTTTGAGTGAAGGCATCCCTGTTGGTGGTGAGCGAGCTGTTGATGCTAATGCTACTTTTTCTCCCCCTGCAGGTGTTGCTGTTGCTGCTAAACGTGCTTTGGAGTGGATCGCTGAAGGTTTGGCTGGCGATGGTTTCACTGATGTTGGTAGGGCTAGGGCTGTTCAGCTTGCTTCGGGTGAGGATATTTCTGGGACTACCGTCAACAGGATGATTAGTTTTTTTGCACGCCAAGAGGCTTCAGTCAAAGGTGCGACCGGTTTTCGTTTTGGCGAAGATGGCTACCCAACTGCCGGACGTGTCGCATGGGACGCCTGGGGTGGAGACCCTGGCCAGTCTTGGGTGAATGGTTTGCCTGACGATACAAGGAATGGTTTAGATTTGATAGTGGAAAACATTAGCGAAATGGAAGATAGACAATTGGAAGATTACTCTTTGAGCAAAGAAGAACTTGTTGTTAAGGTTGGCGAGTTAAAGGGTGAGGTTTTAGAGCTTGTTGGCAAGTTGGCCAAAACTGTCGACCACTTGTCTGAGCTGGTTGAGGCAGTCACCGATTCGGATGTCGTAGAAGTGGTTGATGTTGAAGAGTTTGTTGGTGATGTATCTTCAGCTGTGCTTGAGCAGGACAGCGTGCGTTTTGTAGATCCGTTGAAAGTTGTTGAGTTGCATGAGCGTGGTGAGCGTGTTGTTTCTGGCATTGAACGTCGTGAGGCCACGTTTGATTTGGAGGTGCGTGCCGAGGGTGATGGCATGACCCTGCGTGGCTATGCAGCTGTCTTTAACAGCCCTAGCCAGCCGTTGCCGTTTACTGAAACCATTGAGCGTGGTGCTTTCAGCGATTCTTTGAAGTCGCGTAACGATGTCAAGTTGTTGTGGAATCATGACACCGGTGTTGTTTTGGGTAGCACCAGAGCTGGGACTCTGCGTTTGACCGAGGATGATCGTGGTTTATTTGTGGAAGCCGATTTGCCGAACACCCAGGCTGGCCGAGATGCTGCCGTCAGTATTCAGAGGGGGGACGTAACTGCGTTTTCTTTCGGATTCCGTATCCCTGCCGGTGGTGATGTTTGGTCTAGTGCTTCTGAGCGTGTTTTGAAGCGTGTGAACATTCATGAGGTCAGTGTTGGTGTTGCTTTCCCTGCCTACACTGCTACTGATGGCACAGCCACCGTTCGTTCTATGAGCGAGCTGAGTGAGAAGATTGTGCGTTTGGCTGAACTGCGTGGTGTTTCTGCAGAGGAACTAACCGATGCTTTGTTGGCCTTGGAGGCTGGCGATGAGTTGACCGAGCGTCAGGGTGAGCTGTTGACCGACACTTTAGGGAAAGTTTTGAAGAAGGATGTTGAGGTTTCTAATGCTCAGGCCATTTTGGATCTGAAGAAGAAACAGCTTGATTTGTTGATGCAGCGTGTATAGTATTTAGGTAGGCAGTCCTCTCATGTTTCCTGCCTGCCTAATAAAGAAAACTAATTCTTTTCCCCCTGATTTGTCCCAGGGGGTTTTCTTTTTAAGCGCGTATCTTTTTTACCACTAGACTTTATTTGTTAGGCGCGTTTATCCCCTAATGTGTTGAGCGTGTATCGCCACAAACCCCCCCTATTTATGTTCTTGAAAGGAACGAACCTATGAGCGAATTTATCGCAAAACAGGTTGATGCAAAGGCTAAGGCATGGCACGAAGCTAAGGAACTGATTGATTCAGTTGAGGCACGTGGCGGATCTTGGTCAGGTGAAGATGAAGCAAAGTATGCTGCACTTACCGCTGACATCAACAAGAGAAATGAACTAATCGAGCTAGAGCAGCGTGAGGCTAAGACTTCTGAGGCTATGGCTAAGGCTGCAGTAGATTTTGCTGGAGCAAGTTCTTCTGATTCTGAGTCTGACATTCTTCGCAAGATGATTCTTGGTGAGATTCGTGGTCACGAGTTCAAGTCAGAGCAGAGAGCTATTATCGGCACACAAACTGGCGCACCCGTGCCAACAAGTTTTTATGACGAGATAATCAAGGTTGCAAGACTTGTTAACCCATTGCTTGAGTATGCAACTGTAATCAACACTGCTTCTGGTGAGAACCTACAGATTCCATCTCAGTCAACTTTCTCAACAGCAACTATTGTTGGCCAAGGAGTTGCGATCGGAACTTCTGAACCGAGTTTCAATGCCTTTACGACATTAGGAGCATATAAATATTCCGCGATTGCACAACTTTCTAGAGAACTGATTTTGGACAGTGGCGTAAATATTATTGGATTCCTAGCAGAGCAATTTGGTAACGCATTCGGTTTCGCCATAGCAAACAAGATTGTTAACGGAACTGGCACAGTTGAAAACCGTGGTTTCTTGACCGTTGCAGGCACTGGAGTTACCGGTTCTGCTTCTACCACAGCTATCGCGGGACCGAACGTAATCGGTGGTTTTACTGCGGATAACGTTATTGACCTGGTTTACAGCCTTGACGGTTCACTTCGTTCACGTCCATCATTTGCTCTACTTGCAAACAGTGGTTCTATTGCTGCACTTCGTAAGTTGAAGGATGCTCAGGGTCGCTACCTGTTTGATGTTGGTGTTGGTCAGGAAAGACGTGACCTAGTGTTGGGTGTTC